TGCTTCGATAAAATCAGGTTCCCAATCGATCGGGTTGGTAATCTGGCCGGTGTAGAGACAAATCGCGTTTGGAACATTGCACAAAATGACCCTTTGCGGCGGATTATAGGTGTTGTCGTTTTCCATCCCGAACGTATTATATTGCGGGTCAAAGTCAGGGATAAAAACCGGCGTGTTTTTGACCGCGCGAATTTTCAGCGCGTCATTCGGATAGTTGTACTGGAACAGCCAAGGTAGCATCGGATAAGCCGATGTCCAAGGCGTGCCACCGTAGCCGCCTGGCGGCGCTTGTTTTTGGAGCGTCAAGACCACATCTCGACCAGCAAATCCCCAATCTTGCGAGCGGAGCACCTCGTCCCTTGTTTGCGAGTAGCAGGTAAGCGCGAGTTTGGCGGCCTTCGATCCTTCATAGATGCTCCCAATACGAAGCGCATACCCGATGCGAGAAAGCGTCAGGTTAACCAAATCCTCTGGCGATTGGACGGACAAGTTGCTCATGAATCACGCGTCTCGGAAAGGCCCTGGAATGCCCCGCCTTGTTCGAGGAACGACTGTGACAAGTCAGGCTTGCCTTCCAGCGCCAAGGACAGTTCGCTCGCCAGCAATCGCACGATCGCCTCACGCATAAGCGGATCCCAATTCGATTCTGCCGGGTTATTATTGAACCATGCCATCGCGCTTGCAAGATTGCTCCAGATCACGGTCTGTTGCACGCCAGCGACGATATTGTTTCCCACGCTCCAATTCTGCGGCAACGGATTATTGATGTCGGGGAGTGATGGCGGCATGAGCTGCCAGATTTGAACGCAGCCTGCCGGATAGGCATACTCGAAAGCAAACGGATACGGCGCGGAATTGCCGGTAAGGGCGAGCGCGACCTGCGCCCGCGCCCGATCGTATCCGAATTGCCGCATGACCGTTGCGACGCATGGCGCGTAAAGCTTTTGGAGTGCTTGACCAGCGGCTGACGAATCGAATGAGGGGGCGAATCCGGTCACGGCGGGTTGATTATCGCCTATGAGCTGGATTGCGGAATTCGCAATCGTGTTACTTGTGTCCGTGGCCATCAGTTCATTCTCATGCAGCCTGTAGAAATAACGCAGTGGCTAGAGTAATTCTTTTCAATTTCAGTGCAGCGCTCCGTTGACCGAAACTTGACCGGCTGGCGAAACCGTGATGACCGTACCGTTGTTTTGGATCACGGCTCCGCCGATGCCCAAAGCTGCGTTAATAGCGCCTTGAATGGTACATGGGGAGCCTTGCGATTGGCAGTTGTTGCTTACATCGCTGCCGCTTAGTGCTCCATATAAAGTTGCGGAGATGAGAAGAGTTTTCCTCATATTCAAAAAATCCTTGTGCAGATTAGCGTTTCCGTGACTGTTGCGGTAGACGAAAAGGTTATATCGGCAACCATCCCAATGCTCAGCGGGTCTATTGTATAAATCGTCATTTACCAAACCCTTTGGCAGGTCAGCGATCCACCTACGCCCATAGTGCTTACGGCAAATGTCACGTCGGCGACGAGATAGACCGTCGTTGTCGTCGTGAAATCATATTCGATCGGCGCAAGCCCGGCGATCACGGACACCGACCCTGCGGCCGCAAACGGCAAATATGTTTGGGCAGGTTGCACGCCATTTGTGTTGGTTGTCAGCGATAGAGTTAACTCCGTTATGCTTGTCGTCGTTGTCCCGGTGGGGACTGTCGCCCCCGACCCCGTGCAAGCCCAATGACCGGCCGTTATGCTTCTGGATATAACGGTGGTGGCGACACCGCTGGAAACTGGAACCGCGTTCGTGCTAGCGGAAAGCCGCTCCCCAACCGAGCCGGCCGTTGGATTGGTTGCCGATGTCGTGTCTCCGACCCAATTGAGCTGATTGATCGTTGGCGTTGTGATCGTCGGTGAAGTAGCCAGAACAACAGCCGACGACGCGGTGCCAGTTGGCGTTCCTACGGCTGTCCCTTGGATGCCAGTAACCGTTGTCGCGCATGACCCCTGCGTTTTAGTGATGTCGCCAGTGTATGGGCCATCATTGTGCGCGCAAGTGACGTTCCCCGTAAGCGATCCCGCTGGCGCAGCAATCGCGGTTCCGCATGTTAGCCCCGTGTTTGTCGTCCACTGGAGATAGGATGCGGAAGTGCTGCAACTCGGGACCGAGAACCCGAGCGGCGTTGAGCTTCCGGAGGTCACATTGGCGTAAATCTGATTGGTCAAGAGCGTCGGCATCTGCGCGAGCGTGATCTGCGAGGCGTCCTTGACGAGGGTTCCTGTCGTATTATTCCAGAGAACCAGATCGCCGGAAGTGGTCGAGCCGGGACCGACGATGCCGCCAACCACAAACGGGAATGAGTAGGTCGATCCGTTCACATTAATGAAAAAAGGTAATTGTGCTGCCCCGCCGCCTGCCCCGACCGCAATAAGCTCGCCGTTTAAGGAATTCGGGCTGATGCAGATGTAATGGTAGCCGGTCGCGTTCGTCGTGGGCGCGTCGTAATCGCAAATATTCGTGTTGTAAGGGCCGTTGCCGACATTCGCCGCCGGATAAACATTCAGCGGATTCCGGATCGTTACGCCGAGTTCGCTTAGGCCGACGCTATTCCCGCCGCCGCCGGCCGTGCCACTGTCCTGCACGATCGGCTGCATGGTGCCGACGCCGACAAACATCGGAACGTGGCCTGGCGTCGTCGGGCCGGATTGTAGGATGGTGCTTTGGCCGAAGGCCGCGATAGGGAAGAGAAAGGCCAGCAGGCAGAGAATCAACCGCATTAAAGTGCCCCTATTTTTTACCCCCGTATAGGGGCGATGATTTGCTTTTCCGTCCAGGCTTTTCGTCCTCTTCCTCGTCGAGGCCATCGATTTCGCAATCGGTGATCTGCGCCTCGCAACGGCATGTCTGGCCGCTTCCTTCATTGTCATAATGCGACATGCTAGTGATTTTGCATACGCATTTCATAATGAAGACATCACCGACCTTCGCATCCGAATAATCGATTTCGAGCTTCTCGAATTCCTTCTCTGTTAACGATATCCTTAAACCACATGGGTAATCCGGCCGATCCATCGGCATCGGCATGATAGTGTCAAACTTCTCGTCATCGTCGAGCTCGACTGACTTCACCTAAGCCCCCATTGGCGCTTGACCCGCCATTCCGCCGGCTGGAGCGCCGGCGCCTTCGGTTCCTGCGCCTGCGCCCGCGCCGGGTTCAACAGCCGGGCCGCCAGGTGTGGCCTCGCCAGGGTTCGCCATTTCAGCCGATTGCTTGGCGGCAAGGGCCTGATGCTGTTCCTCGTGGCGCGCGTGCATCTTGTCATGTTCGGATCTGTGATTGCCGTGCATGTCGCGGCGCTCGGCGCGGTGCGCGGTGTGCATGGCCTCGCGCTCCTTGGCGTGACGCTCCGGCATCGCGGGAGCCTTGCTGGCCCCGTCACCTTCCGGCGCCCGCTCGCCGCCGCCATCCTTGCCTTTCGGCTCTGGCGTCTTCGGCTCTTTCTTGGGTTCGCCCGCTTCCTTCGGCCGCATTTCCTTGTCGGAGCCGTGCGCTTCGCCCTTCGGCTTGGCCTTGTCATAGAGGACAGAGCCTTTGGATTTCTTTTCTTCGGCCATGGCTAGTCCTCTTTCTTTGACTTCGGGTGATCGTACAAGGGAGACTTCTTCTTGCCCTTGTTCAGCCCCATGACGTTTTCCGCGAAGCGAGCCTCGGACCCCAACTTGCCGGAATCGTGCTTGTGCTCCGTGGCAAATTCCTTCGTGGTCTTGCCCGCCGCTTGGGCCTTCTTCTTGAAGACGCCTTTACGGCTTTCCGGGACCGCTTTCTGAATCCAGTCCTTGCTCATCGGTCCGGTCCTTGAAGCCATATCGGCGGCGGTAAGGCTAGTCATGCTTCGATTTCGGATGGTCATAGAGCGTCTTGCGGCGCTGCATCTTGTTTGCGTGCTTGTTGGCTGTGGCAATCGCGATGCCTTCCGGCACACCTTCCTTCACCATCGCAGTTGCCATTTCTGCCCCCTTGGACGCGGCTTCTCCAGTCAGCTTTTTATTGTGCTTCTTGGAGAAACTTTCCGCGTCCCAAGGCAATCGCTTATTCCTCTGCCGAGAAGCTCATGACACCGGTATGCGAGCCCTGCCCGCCATAGAGCCAAGCCACGGTTCCAGCCGCCCCAAATCCGGCGGATGACGTGCAGGTAACAGGAGCCATCTGCGGACTAAGCGCCGTGCTCGTTACGGATGTAACGGTGGCATTGGCGGTGCAGGCAACAACCGAGGTTTGCGCTCCGACCGTCATGCCCCACCCAGCAGTGTATGACCCAGCCGTTGGAGTCGTCCGCATCGTTGTCGGAAATGCGATGAAGCAGTTCCCAAGGCTTGTCGTCGAAACCGCGCAGGTTGCGATTGGAATAATGGCTGCGGTTTCCGTGAGCTGATAAAAATAACGCTGTTGCAGCAAAGTTTCGAGCGCCGAAGGGCGCCGATTGAAGGACTTCACCGGAGCTGCGGCCGATCCGCCCGCTGTGCCCGTCGCATTGATGGCCGCACCCGCCGTACCGGCAAGCGTGGTCAAGGCAGGATTGATAACGAGCTGTGCCTTGCCGAACTCAAACCAATCCGTCGCCGTTCCGGTTCCAACCGGCGTGTAGCAGATCGATACGCCGAGCTCGGTTGCCGTGAGCGGGATCGGCACGGCCACGCCGTAGCGGTTCCAGGAGGACGTGATCGGGATAAGGAATCCGTTGGTGCCCCCAAGATTGGCTTGGCCGGTCCAAGAGGTCGTGCCCGCGCCGCCGTGAGCATTGAGCCCATAGGCCATTTTCACGGCGCCGTCATCCACACCGGTTCCATAGCTCACGTAAACCGCGAGATTGCTGGAGGCAGCGGAGAAACCGGAACCCGCGAGCGCGTCGAAGGTAAATTCCGCTGTCTGGCCCTGGAAGCGGTAGACGTTGGCGCTTTCGACAACCTGAGACGTGCAAATCTGGAGCACGCCGGTCAGCGACCCCTTGTTGATGCGATAAGATGCGCTGGTTCCCGCCGGCAGATCGGCCGCGCCTGTCTGCTGCGTCATCGTGGCGGGCGTCGAAGTGCCGCCCCATGTGAACCAGCGATCGGCGCCATAAGCGACATAATAGGTCGCGGACGCGAGCGAAACCGATGTGCCGCGCTGGAATAGGTTGGTGGAGAAATCGCCGCCGATCAGCGCGTTGTCAAAGTTGCCGCCTGACTGCTGCGCACCAAGCACGCCCATTTGCGCGCCGGAAGCGTAATAGGTGTTCGCCGTGGGCTGGCCGCCGACTACATCAGGAAACAAATCGCCCGACTGGACCGACTGCACCTGCGGGATGATAAAGCTTTGCGCGACCAGTGCGCCAGAGCCGAGTAGCAGCGCCACAGCGGCCAGAGGAATCCATTTCTTCATCTCAAGTCTCCGTTTGCTGCCTTACCCGATAATAGCGAAATTATAAGTGCTTGAGTCGCTCGCGCCCCCATCCACTGTAAATCCAGTGCCGGGCGTGATCGTTTGCACGAATTGCGAACTCACTGTGCCGCCCGCTGTTTTAAGCGTAATCAGGATTTGCGAACTAGCGGTGACTGATGGTGCGGCCACCGTAACGGCGGAACCGGTCGCAACGTAGGTTCCGCATGTAATGGGAATCGCGCTGACCTGCGCCTGCCCCGCGTCATAATCCATGATCCGGCCGGATTGGAGGGGCAGAAGCTGGATGCCTGCTTGCCAAGTCTGAGAGGCTGCCATATTTCGCTCCTACGCCAATTGGCCGAATTGAATGGATGAAGCCCGCGCTCCGTTCGTGCTCATGCGATAATTTATCGTGCCAGACGAATAGACCACGCAATTCACCCGGTAATAGACCGCAAGTTCCGGCTCGCCAAAGGCCACGTTCACCACTGTACCTACCGAAAATTGCGCGAGCGTGCCGGCGCCACCGATATTGCAAGGCAACCATGTGTTGCAGCCATCGAAGCTCCGCTCGATGTTGAATGTGCCGGAATAGGTAATCCCGGCACCCGTGAAAATTGCGGCCGTATCCGTGCCTGTAACGATATTGGCCGAGGTATATCCAGGGGGCAACGCCAATGTTACGCTGGTCCCGGATACAGTCGCAATCGTGGTTCCCGGCGGGACATTGACGCTATCGACCGCCGCGCCCGCAACCGTGATACCGGTTCCGATCCCGAGCGTTGCCGAGAGCGATCCGGCCGTGGTCGCGAGTGAGGTATTGATCGAGCCCCACACCGCAACATTGAACGGGCCAAGGAACGCATGCGCCGACCCAGGCCCTACGGCCTTGAGACTTCCCGTTACAACCTCACTCGCCAAATCACCTGCTGGCGGAGTTCCGATTGCAAACGCGCCTGATACCGCCGGAATTCCCAAAGCCTAATCCTTAAATGGTTTGCCGCGCCGGAGCGGCGACCGTTCCAAGAATACGAGTTTCGACAAACTGCCCGGCGCCGCCGCGGTGCCGGATATTCAGACCTTCGCCAACCGGTGCGTGATCCTCGGCCTGGCGCATTCCGGTGGCACGCCGCGCCGGCGCCCGCCCGTGAACGACAAGCCCGCCTGGCGTCGCATAAAGCTGTTTGCCTGCCTCGTCCGGGACTTGCAGCGCCTGTGGCACGGTTCCAATCGAATCCGAAAAAGCCTTATGGATTGCCTTGGCAACATCGTTGATCGGAATCATGGCCTCGTTCGGCGCACCCGGCCAATCGATGACGGTCGCCCGCTGGGTATGGTCCGGCGCGATCCAGATCGGATCGATAAGAACCTCGTCCAGATAGACCTTGTTCCGAAGCTCATAGGCAGGCATATAAGCCGCCGCACGCTCGCGGTCGCCGCTTCTCATGCACTCCCGCCAATCGGCCTTCGCTTGCATAAGCAGCTTGTGCATCAGATCACGCGCGACAAGGCGTTCCCGCATCACTTCCGGCGCAAGCCGCTTGGTGCGGCCTTGATCGGTGAGCTCGGCAATCGCCATAGCGAGAGCGCCGGCAAAATCTCGATCCTGCGGCACGCCATGCCCCGGAGGATCGATCGGCCCTCCCGGAGCGCCGATGCCGGAAGCTTTCAAATCCGCAAGAATCTGATCACGCATGATCACCGCCGCCTGAGCGGCGGCCTTCGCCACTGCCGCGCGGAATTCCGGCGTATCGGTGAAGTCCGCGCCAGCCGCGCGCTCGTAGCCCTCTTGAGCTTCGATACCTTCGACTTCGCTAAAATCGGGCGGCTCCGGCAGATCGTCTTCCGGTTTCATGCGGGGCTTCCTTCCTGCCATTGTTCTAGTCCTGTTCGCGTAGCTCTGTTGATAAATCAGGCTACGCTATAGTTTCTTGACGCAAATCTATTCGCTTGATCGTCGCGCACCAGCGTAACAACCGCGCAAAGGATCGTGCCAGCCGTGAATTGTTCCGCCGCCGGAACCGCGAAGTTCAGCCGCAAGAACCGAGGCCGCAAGTTTGCTGGGAACGCGGGTAGATAGGGGAAGCGCGCAATCACGGTGTTGGCCGTGAGATTGGCAACCGCTATCGGTCCGGTCTCGACAATCGTGTCCCAAGTCAGGGGCAACCATGTCGGAGACCCGGCATCGGCCGCCGCTTGAAGCTGGACGTTCAGCGTACAAGCATCCGAGGTCGCGAAAGCCGTGCCGACCACAACCTCAAGCTCCGGCCGGAAACCGCCGATGCCTTGATCGGTTCCAAAGTTTGTTGCTTCGGAACCGATGATGACGCCGCCGGAGCCGCCGGTCTGAGAGCCGGGCGACACGCCGACCCCAAGGCCGAGCATGTCGATCGTGTTAATCGAGGGAACGGAAATTCCGAGGCCAGCCACAATCGATTGATTGTAGTTGAGCGGAACGAAGGCCAAGGCCGAGTCGAGTCTCATTTGAGTGTCCTTTCTTGGCTTTCGCCCTTACGAAATCTTACGAAACCGTCGCTTCGCCATTGGTCAACTGATCCACAATCTTGACCGGAATTCCGCGATACACATCGGCGGGCATTCCGGCGTAGTCCGTCAAGCGCAGCAGCACGTTGCGGTCGCGCATAGCCTGCACGTCCATCCAGTGCCGCGTAGTACGGTTGCAGTAGAAGACAGGCCGAATGCCGGGCGCCGGATCGTTCGGCGCATCGGTCTTCGTAATGCCGGATGTGCCCTTGCCCAAATGCGGCGGCATGAGCATCATCTGCGCCATCAGGGCGAACAGATCGGGCGCGTTGGAGCCCGCGAGCCCGGCCGATGTCGTGTCGATATTAGCAAGCCGCGCGGCGTAACGCCAATCCTGCGGGCAGAGCCCGAGCTGATGACGGAACCACGAGGTATAAGCCTCGAAGCGATTGCCGAGGGAATCGAAGCCGGGAACCGTATCGGCTTTGTCTTCCATCGTGATTCCGGCTTTGGAACCGCGCGGATAGAGACCGAAAACGGTACGCTCGCCCCAGCATACGAGCCACAACGAGGTATTGGCCGAAGCCGAGCCGCCCGCCGGTAGCACGTTCGCCGCGTTCTGCGCGTTCGAGGTCGTGATCGTGTTGTAGAAGGGTGCCAGCCCCATAAATTCCGCCGGCGTTACGGTCGTGTTCCCGTAAAACAACGTTTGCGCCATGGTCTGAGACATGCCTTCGAGAAAGGCTACATCTTCATTCTCGCGGAATTGATCGATGTCGCCGGAATCCTCGGCGAGCATGCGGTCGATCTGGCTGTAATCCTCCAACGTGCCGAGGCCAACGCGCGCCTTCGCAGTCGTGCTCTTGGCATAGGGGACGCCCATATTGTATTGACGCCATGCCCCGCCGGGA